GCGTTCATTAGATTCATATCCATTTAATGAAAAACCACAAGAATTCTTTGCACATAAACAAGGTGAAATGCAAGCAAGTGGTAAGAATGAATATGTATTAACCAAGGACGAAGTTGAAAACTACCCTGCGGATACCATCAAAACTTCATTTAACCCAGAACAACAAGAAGATGAATATAAATTCTAATGTAAATTTTTTAGTAGGTTTACAACTACAAATGAAGATTAACCATTGGCAAACCAAAGGTTATGCTAGACACAACGCATTTGGTGAATTTTACGATTCATTAAGTGATTTAATTGATACATTTGTTGAGTCTGCAATGGGAAAATATGGTAGATTTACTTTAGATGAGGAAACAAAAACAATCCAATTAAGTAATTTATCTGAATTGGATGTTAAAGGTATGATTTCAACGGTGAGAGATGCATTGGTTCAAATGGGTGAACAATTAGACCCATCGGATACAGATTTATTAAATATCCGTGACGAAATGTTAGGAGGATTGAATAAATTATCATATCTTTTAACATTAGAATAATAAAATTATTAAAAAAACAAAATTAAATGATATCAGGTTCAGCGGCAAGAATCGCATCAAACACAGCAACAAGTTCATTATCTTATATAGATAGTTTAGTAACGGGAGCAACTGCTCAAGGTCTATATTCCATAACGGTGGAAGGGTCAAGAGTTAATCCTGCAATGGTTACCACATTAAAATCTTACGGTTTTACAGTAGATACGTTATATGACACCATGGGTACATACCCCAAATATGTGATTTCTTGGTAATTCACCTCGTAAAAAAAAACTTTAAAAATAATTTAACCCAGATTTCCAAGTCTGGGTTTTTTTATGTATATTTTACTATAACGTTTTAAAAACTTAAATTTTAACAATTATGTCTACATTTGACGCAGTACTGGCACAGTACGAGAAAAACAAAAACAACGCCACAAGTGGCAATGCAAACAAAGTATCCCAAGAGGATAGAATGAAGAAGTATTTCACAACCGTATTACCTAAGGGTTCTAAAGGTGAAGAAAGACGTATTCGTATTTTACCAACAAAAGATGGTAGTTCACCATTTGTTGAGGCTTATTTCCACGAAGTTCAAGTGGATGGAAAATGGGTTAAATTATTCGACCCTAAACAAGAAGGTAAGCGTTCACCATTAAACGAGGTTTATGAAGGTTTAATGATGACTGGTGTTGATTCTGATAAAGAATTAGCACGTACATACCGTTCTCGTAAATTTTACATTGTAAAGGTTATTGACCGTGACCATGAAAACGACGGAGTTAAATTTTGGAGATTTAAACATAACCACAAAGGTGATGGTATTATGGATAAAGTATTCCCAATTTTCCGTAACAAAGGAGACATCACTAATTCAGAAACAGGACGTGATTTGATTCTTTCTTTGGCGTTAACTAAATCAGGTAACGGTAAAGAATACACAACAATTAATTCAATTATTCCTGAAGATGCGGGTGTTTTACATACCGACGCTGATGTTGCAAAAACATGGTTAGAAGACGAATTAACTTGGTCAGATGTTTATTCTAAGAAAGGTGAAGACTACTTAGAGTTAGTTGCAAGAGGAGAAGCTCCACGTTGGGACTCAGACCAAAAAAGATACGTTTCATCATCTACAAGTGATGAGGTAATTGCATCACCAAAATCATCAACACCTGTGGTTGACCCACAAGAAGAAGAGGACGTTGACGGAGATTTACCATTCTAATAATACTATAGGACCCTTGTTAAAGTAAACACCACCATGTTGAAATAACAAGAGGTCCTTTTTAAAAACAAAACAATGGCAGGAATTAAAAAAACAGATTTCTCGGCAATCAAGAAGAAATTCTCAAAAGAAGCCGAATATAAAGCTGACCGTTTCTTCGACTTAGGAGATGCGTTTTTAGAGGCAACAGGTATTCCTGGACCTGCAATGGGTCACATCAATATGTTATTAGGACATAGTGATACAGGAAAAACCACCGCTTTGGTAAAAACAGCGGTAGACGCACAAAAAAAGGGTATCCTACCCGTGTTCATCATTACAGAACAAAAATGGAGTTGGGACCACGCTGAGTTAATGGGTTTCGATAAAGACGGAGAATACCTATTCAATAGTGACTTTGAATATATCGAACAAATCACAGATTACATTAATGAATTGATGGATGCACAAGAAAAGGGTGACATTCCTTATGATATGTTATTCCTTTGGGATTCAGTTGGTTCAGTTCCTTGTAAAATGACTTACGATGGTAAAGGTGGTAAACAACACAACGCATCTGTATTAGCTGATAAGATTGGAATGGGTATCAACCAACGTATCTCAGGTTCAAGAAGAACAGATAAACCTTACACAAACAGTTTGGTTATTGTTAACCAACCTTGGGTAGAATTACCTGACAATCCTTTTGGACAACCAAAAATCAAAGCTAAAGGTGGTGAAGCCATTTGGTTAAACTCATCATTAGTTTTCTTATTCGGTAACCAAAAAGGTGCGGGAACTACTAAAATCTCAATCACTAAAGATAAGAGAAAAATCAGAATTGCTACACGTACCAAAATCTCAATCAGTAAGAATCACATCAATGGTGGTGGATATGAGGATGGACGTATCTTAGTAACACCACAAGGATTTATGCACGGTAAGGACGATACCGAAGAGAAACGTTCTATCGAAGAGTATAAGAAAGATAATGGTGATTACATTGGAAAACAATTAGGTGTTAATGTTACAGACATCGCAGACGTACAAGTTGTAACAGAGGAAAGTGATTTATAATAAATTTTTTTAATGTCTGTTTTACTTGTTGATGGAGACAATTTACTTACGATTGGTTTTTATGGTGTCAAAAATGCATTTCATAAAGGGGCACATATTGGAGGAATATATCATTTCCTTAATACTCTTAGAAAATTATTTGAGACACACCATTTAGATAAGATTGTTGTATTTTGGGATGGCCATGAAGGTTCACAGTGCAGAAAGAAAATTTACGTTCACTACAAAGAAAATAGAAGATCAAGAATTCGTACTGAAGAGGATTTAAATTCGTACAATTACCAAAGAGATAGAATAAAACAATATCTTGAGGAATTATTTGTTAGACAAGGAGAATATGAATACTGTGAGTCAGATGATAATATCGCTTACTATGTTCAAAACTCACCTAACGAGAAGAAAATAATATTCTCTTCAGACGGAGACTTGACACAATTAGTATCAGAAAACACCCAAATCTACAATCCTATACACAGGATTTTATACAAACAAAACGACACCATAGTTTATGATCACGAGGAAATCTTAATTGAAAACGTTAAGTTGGTTAAGATGATGTGTGGAGATTCATCAGACAATATTGCGGGAATCAAAGGAATGGGGGTAAAAAGATTTATTTCGTTATTCCCTGAAATTAAATCCCAAAAAATTTCAATAGAACAAATTAAAGATAAATGTAATTTATTATTCGAACAAGATAAACATAATAAGTTATTAGCAAATCTATTGACTGGTGTAACTAAACATGGTGTATTTGGTGAGGAGTTTTTTGATGTAAACAATAGAATTGTAAGTTTAGATGAACCATTTTTAACCGATGAGGCTAAAGAAAATATAAATCAATTAATAAATGAAAATTTAGACCCCGAAGGTAGGTCTTATAAAAATACTATGAGAATGATGAGGGATGACGGAATTTTTAATTTGTTACCCAAATCAGACGACGGTTTTGTTAACTTTTTAAACCCATTCCTTAGACTAACAACAAAAGAAAAAAATAAAAAAAAAACAATTAAAGTAAAAATCTATGAGTAATCAACAACTTGACATCACAAAATTTGAGTTTCTTCTTACATTAGAAGGAAATATAATCTGCCAACGATTCTTCAATGTGAAGGACCACGTCGACCAATCCCGCCGTTCTATGGATTTACATTATTATATAAGAAATATTTGTGAAGATATTGCGGAGGATTTAAAAATAAAAAGTTCCGATTATTTGTGTGAAAATCAAAATTATTTCCTATCTTCGGACTATGTGGAAGATGCTCCGGAGAAGGATAGAGAACATTTTTTATTGGTCATTAAGTTAAATGACGATGTATTTATTCAAAGAATATTCCCCGCATATTATTACCACCCAAAGGTTAGATATACGGTTGACATTCGTCCAAAACTTAAGCGTATTTTGTCAGACTTAACTGACATTTTATCATCTGAAGAATTGGAAACAACATATCTAAACTACGAACTATAATTTTTAATATATAATAAAACATAACATGGAAGAAAGGAATTTTGGGTACTTAGGATTTACGTTTCAACAATCACTAATAAAGGCGATAATTGAGGATAAGAAATACGGAGAAACAATTATCGATGTAATCGAGGCTAAGTTTTTTGATAATAATTCATTTAGATTTATTATGGAAAACACAAAGGAGTTATATAAATCTTATAATAAAATACCTAATTACGATACGTTAGCACAAAAAATCATGGCTGAAGGAGGCAACCGTGATTCTTCCAAAGTACATTTAGACACATTAACAGCAATTAGTGAAGGGGAAGGTCAAACAGAATATGTTAAAGACACCGCACTTAATTTCTGTAAACAACAGAACTTAAAAAGAGAATTAAAGAGTGTACAGAGTATTATTGAAAGTGGTGAATTTGAATCTTATAGTAAGATTGAACAAATCATACAAAAGGCACTACAAGTAGGTATTAGCAATGACGATGCAACTGATGTGTTTCATAATATAGATGAGGCATTAGAAAGTGATTATCGTTTACCAATTGCAACGGGAATCGTTGGAGTTGACAAAGTTCTTAAAGGTGGATTAGGTAGAGGTGAATTAGGAGTGGTACTTGCACCAACAGGCACAGGTAAAACAACCTTATTAACCAAGTTTGCAAATACCGCATATAATTTAGACTTTAATGTACTTCAAATATTTTTCGAAGACAATCCGGGTAATATTAAGAGAAAACACTATACGATTTGGACCGACATCACTGCGGACGAACAACCAGAATTTAAAGATATTGTAAAGAAAAAAGTTGAGGAGGTACAAGAAAAATCAAAAGGTAATTTAAGATTATTGAAATTAGCTAGTGATAATGTTACAATTTCTGATATTAAATCTAAAGTTAGAAAAATGAATTCAGACGGATTCAAGATAGATTTATTAATTATTGATTATATCGATTGTGTATCTTCAGAAAAATCAACAAATGGAGAAGAATGGAAAGGTGAGGGTTCGGTAATGAGAAGTTTAGAGGCGATGACAGGTGAGTTTGATATGGCAATATGGACAGCAACTCAGGGTAATCGTGAATCAATTTCATCTGAAGTTGTAACGGGAGACCAAATGGGAGGTTCAATCAAGAAGGCACAAATTGCACACGTTATATTATCTATTGGTAAAACATTAGAACAAAAAGAACACAACTTAGCAACTTTAACTTTACTTAAATCTCGTATAGGTAAGGATGGTATCATATGGCAAAACTGTAAATTCAACAATGAGTTCTTACTTATTGATACAGAATCACAAAATACTCTATTGGGTCATGAAGAACAAAAAGTTCAAAATAACCAAGTTAGAGCGAGAGAAGCCTTTTTAAAGAGACAAGAAGTAGCAAACAAACAAAATTAAAAAAAAATGACTGAAAAAATTTTACAAGACAACCCAGGAAGGTTTGTCCTTTTTCCTATCGAGCACCATGATTTATGGAAACTCTATAAACAACAAGAAGCGTGTTTTTGGACTGCTGAGGAGATTGACTTAGGTCAAGATATTAGTGATTGGGAAAACAAATTAAACGCTGATGAACAACATTTCGTTAAACACGTGTTAGCATTCTTTGCCGCGTCTGATGGTATTGTTAATGAAAACATTGCAATGAATTTTGTTAACGCTGTTCAATATACTGAAGCGAAATTCTTCTACGGGTTTCAAATTATGATGGAAAATATTCATAGTGAAACATATTCATTATTAATTGACACTTACATTAAAGATAAGGAAGAACAAAACAAATTATTTAATGCTGTAGAGACAATACCTGCAATCAAAAAGAAAGCGGAGTGGGCTATGAAGTATATTGAGAAAGGTACCTTTGTTGAAAGACTTGTTGCGTTTGCTGCGGTTGAAGGTATCTTCTTCTCAGGTTCATTCTGTTCAATTTTTTGGTTAAAGAAACGTGGTTTAATGCCAGGTTTGACTTTCTCAAATGAACTAATCTCTCGTGACGAAGGGATGCATTGTGATTATGCTTGTCACTTATTCAATAACCATATTGAAAATAAATTAAGTGAAAAGAAAATCAAAGATATTATTTGTGGAGCATTAGAAATTGAGAAAGAATTTATTCTTGAAGCATTACCTGTTCGTTTAATTGGAATGAATTCAGATTTAATGGAACAATATTTAGAATTTGTTACCGATAGATTATTGATGGCTTTAGGATGTTCTAAAGTTTACAATTCAGAGAACCCATTTGATTTTATGCAGAACATTGCATTACAAGGTAAAACAAATTTCTTTGAGAAGAGAGTTGCCGAATATCAAAAGGCGGGAGTTAATAATGTGTCAGAAGATTTAGATTCTGCATTTGGTGATGTAGATTTTTAATTTAAAAAAGGTTTAACAAAATGAAAGTAAAAAAAAGAAACGGTGAATTAGAAGAAATGAGATATGACAAAATCACTAAACGTATTAGTGTTCTCTGTCACGATTTAAATATGGAATATATCGACCCAACGTTTGTTACTCTAAAAGTAACTTCGGGGATTTATGATGGAATTTCAACAACAGAATTGGATGTATTAGCTGCGGAAACTGCGGCGGCTATGGTAACTACACATCCAGATTATGCGAAGTTAGCAGGTAGATTAGCTGTTTCCAATTTACATAAAACAACACCTAAAAAGTTTTCACAATGTATTAAAGAATTACATTCTTTTATTGAACCAAAGACATCTAAGGAATCGTCATTAATCGATACCGATGTTTATCAGTTCGTTATGACAAACAGAGAAATTTTAGATGGTGCAATTGACCAAGATCGTGATTTGGATTTTGATTATTTTGGTTTTAAAACATTAGAACGTTCGTATCTTTTAAAGATAGGTACACGAATTGTTGAAAGACCACAATATATGTACATGAGAGTTGCTGTTGGCATTTGTAAGGGTGATGTTGAAATGGCATTAAGAATCTATGACGATTTATCACAACATTTTTACACACACGCAACACCAACATTATTTAATGCGGGTACCAAAAGACCACAAATGTCTTCTTGTTTCTTAATAGGAAATAAAGGAGATGACATTGAGGGATTGTTTGATACAATTGCTGACGTTGCAAAGATTTCTAAGTGGGCTGGTGGTATCGGATTACACGTACATGATGTTCGTGCTAAAGGTTCATACATTAAGGGAACTGGTGGAGAATCTGACGGTTTATTACCAATGATGAAGACTTATAATGAAGTTGCTCGTTGGATTAATCAAGGAGGAAAACGTAAAGGTTCTTTTGCAATTTATTTAGAACCATGGCACGCTGATGTTATGGAATTCATTGATTTAAGAAAGAATCACGGTAAAGAAGAAATGAGAGC